TATTTCTTGCGGTGCTCCCGGATGAATGAAAGCGTTTTTTCGATTGTCTCGCTCATGACGCAAGCGCCCAAACGCCATAGCCCAGCCCGACAACAGACAGCGCCATTACAACAAGCGCAATGACAATGCTCGTCTGGATGTCTTCGTCGATGTGGTCACACTTGTCACATACGCCACCCGGCACCATCGGCCATGCGCACTTGTCGCAGGGCTTCATGCGTGCTTGATCCAAAGAGATACAGCCGCAGCAATGATCGCGGCTTTCATAGCCATTGCGCAAAAAAGCACAAATACCTCTTCCCGTTCAATCTGTTTTTCTTCCAATGTTTTCATGACTTACTCCTAACGAATCGCTCTCTGTATGCCTGTGTGCGAGTGGCGTATTGCTCGCTTGGCCTGTCTGACCAGTACCAAACAATCATCAGCTGATCGCCTTCCCAATGTGATGCGCGGTGTTGGAGTTTCATGCGCGAATCTCCTTGCTACTGCGCGGATTGAACTTGATGTCGCGCCCGACAATGATCGGAACGTATTTAATTTCAACGTGGCTTGCAGCGATAAGCCTTTCGATTTCCTGCCGCAGAGATTCTTTTGCAGCCACGGTCTTGATGTCCTTGAAGATGTGCGGTGCGCGCTTTTTCATGCGGTAAACACTCCACTGTTGTCCATCGTGTACACAGCAACAGGCCCAGCTTTCTCGCCAAACTTGTTGGTAACGTACCGGCTGGATTTTTTAATGCCAGTCACGCCGCGTTTTGTTTTCAGGTCATGGATTCTTGCTGCGAGTCGGTAGATTCCCAGCTCTGTCCATGCAACAAGCGGATCAATCGCCTGCCCATCAAGAAGCGCCCTCAGCAACCTGTCACAACCACCGTCTTTTTTGCTCATAGGCTTTCCCTCTTGTTTTTTCTTGCCAGTGCATTACGACGAGAATGTTCTCTGTCGCACTCCACGCACATATTCCCGCTTACTCGGCGCTCCCAATGACCTTTTGGGCATGGAGCACCACCGATATAAATCTTTTTTCCCCTGCGCAAAGCTTCAAGCCTGTTGTCTTTCGATGTCTGCATGACTGCGCCAAGAGCGGTTTTAACTCTCGACTTCGGTACATACGATTTTGACTTCAGTGCTTTTTCTTTTTTTGCAATCTTTCGTTTTGGCTCTGTGTTTTCTGCCGCCATTTTTGAATACACCTCGGCAGTGAAAAGCTGCGAAGCATCTCGCTTCTGAATTGGCTGCGTAACAATGCGTCCGCTCTTTGCCTCAAACTCTTCGTACTGCGCCTGAAGCTCCATGCGCTCGATGTCTTTCTGCGAAATGGTTGGAATTGCTGAGCGAACAGAGTCGCCGCCGGTTTGTGTTCTCATGCTAGATTCGCCTCCCTGCGTGTTTCTTTGGCTATGATGTTTTTCAGAAATTTATTCTGCCAGCCGAAATGGTTATTGCGTTCCTCCGGCCTGCCTGCCCAATACAAACAAAATTCGTCAAGGTGATTTATCCACGGCTGGTGATGCCCTGAGTTTTGCAGCTGGCCTGTGAATTCGTCATCGGGAAGCCAGTCGGTGTGCATCGAAAATCTTTCGACGAGATCAGACCTCGCGCACGTACTGTCCGCTTGATTGATTGATACCAAGAATGGTGTAGGTGTAGGAGAGCTTTCGCTGTAGGTTTCTTCTAGGTTAGCTAATGGAAACCTACTAGGTTTCTCTTTGGTTTCTGCTAGGGTCTTTCTTGGCCTGCCGCCAGCTTTCCCGTTGGTTTGTTTTGCTGCCCGCTGAAGTTGCAGTTTGGTTATTTCTTCGTCTGCTCTTTTCTGTGTGTATCCATCATCACCAACCGCGAAAAACTGACGCAGAACGGAATCAACCGCCTTGCGCTCATCTTTTGTCATTGCCCTGGCTATCCGTGCGCAAGCATCAAGATCAGCAGGCAATGGCTGTTCGCTGGCGTAATAATGGTCCAGCAGCCTGTCGTAAACACCAAGCTCTGCACAAGACAGATGCCCCGTGTCTTTTTGTATATCGCCAATCCAGCGCAAATAGTAATTTGCCACTTAACCCACCTTTGGGGCTTTTGAGTCCCCTAAAAAAACAACGCCGCTTAATTGCTGATCCAGTACCGCGTTCATAACGGCGGCTGTCAGGTGGCACAGGAACACAGCACGGTCTGTGTGATCCGACTTCTCGAATAACACTTCAAATCGCTGTCTCTGGCGCTCTGTCATCGCCGCGAAATACTCGTCCATAAATCCCCCGCCCCTTTTCCGGGACTTCAATCAATGCGCTGTTGTGTGCAGACTTGCCTGCCGCTGTTCTTCGAGGTCTAAAGCCGCCTCGATAATCTCGCGCAAATACGCTGCCGGTTGCCGTCCATTGGACAGCCTCAAAACACGATCACAGGTAGGTGCATCAACCCGCACCTTGAACTCATGGTCTTTAACCAACTGACGGTTTGCGTACATGACAAACACTCCCGGCCTAGGCCGCTTTGCGTTTTTTGGGTTTAACTGGAGCCGTGAATATCTTTGGGCAGATAACGTGCTTGGGGATGCCGAAAGCCAGCTCAATATGCGGAGCAAGAATTGCCAGCGGCTCTGGCGGGATCGCTATTTTTTCGCGCCACTCACAAACGGTTGGCGGCTTGCGATCAACCAGGCGAGCGACCTTAGTTGGCCCCCCTAGCGCGTCGATGATTTTGCTGGGTGTTGGTAGTTTCATTGGTGCCCCCATGTGAACTTATGGGGCTATGTTAGGGTGCCCTTATTAGGAAGTCAACAGGGTGTCCTTATATTTTTTTAGTTAGGATGACCAAATGGAAACATTTGCAGAAAGACTACGCGCAGCAATGGCTGGCCCGCCTAGTGTCAAACAGGTTGATATTGCCAGAGCGTGCGGGATCAAGCCGCCATCTGTAAGCGACTGGCTCAATGGGGTGTCTGTAAATATCCAGGGAAAGAACTTGCTGGCCGCAGCAAAACTGCTGAATGTGCGCCCCGAGTGGCTGGCCAAAGGTATTGGCCCAATGCGCCCTGCTGCTCACATCGAATTAGATGCGGCACCAAATAGATTTGCTGCCGCACCACTGGAGCTTACTGGCGAAGAGACGGAGCTGATACACCAATACCGATCCATGGATGAAACACAAAGGAGGGCAATTAGTTTAGTAATGCAGGGCATGACCTGCCAAGATGGGCCATTAAAGACATCAGCCCAGACTACAGCGCAGGAGTCTTCGGGCGCAAAATAATAGAAAGCGCGACAATTTTTACCTTCCCATGCGGGAGGATTGTTTCTGAACTAGTTGATGTTTTACTGAGTTAATAATTCAGAATTTATCTGGTGTAATTACCCATATTCTTGCGTACTCTCTGGCGTTGAATGCGGTCCATGTTCCTGCCAGTAATGACATGCAAAGGGATAGTCCGCACCCCCAATACAATGCGGATTCTGGACCAAGATCAAACGCTTTCACAATTAACCAAGATGCCGCACTAGACGCGCATATAGATATTGCAATTCTCTGAATAACAACATGAACCGCGGACTCAATTAAAGCGGCTTTATTCCTGATTATTTCATCATCCATAACCACCCCCAAAGCCTGCTAATTGCCGACATTTAAATTTATACAAAAATAATTAGGGTGCCCTATTGACAGAATAATAAGGGCGCCCTAATATGCCTCCCATACCAACGGGAGAACAGCATGAACATCAAAACAGAATGGAACGGCCAGCTCTGGGTTATCCGGGCTGTAGTGGGTGGAGTCCTTCAGGAGTTTGCAGGCCGTAAATTGTTCGAAGCCAGAGCGCTGTTCCTTCGCGCTAAGGCCGGGGAGTTTCTGGCGTGATTACCATGCCGCCAGAAATGCCAACAATCCGCAGCAATCCTGAATACGCACAGGGATTTGCAGACGGGTTTAACGATGCGGTTGCTGAACTTGCAAAAAAACTGCAGGACGCGGGAATTGAATTCAGCTGGACGCAGGAGAAAGCGGCATGAATTTACATCAGCAATTCGACAGCATCTTTGCACCAGCCAGACCGGCAGAGCGCCAGATCCTCGGCGGCCTGATGATCGCAAGCTACTGCGCGCAAAGAGACTACGGCATGCCCGCAGACAAAGCAGCAGCACTGCTGGGCGTCGATGCCGAAATCGCAGAGAAACTTTATCGGGAGAGTAAATCATGAATAACGTAGCAGTAATAAAACAGCCGAACATTATGGCGACGATGGCCGCAAAATTTAATGTGCCAGAAGGCGAAATGCTTTCGACACTTAAAGCCACGGCATTTAAGGGACAAGTGTCAGATGCGCAGATGACAGCGCTGCTGATCGTCGCGAACCAGTACGGATTGAATCCGTGGACTAAAGAAATTTACGCCTTCCCAGACAAAAATAACGGCATCGTACCTGTCGTTGGCGTTGACGGCTGGTCGCGCATTATCAACGAGCACCCGATGTTTGATGGTCTGGATTTTGAGCAAGACGACGAAAGCTGCACTTGCATTATTCACCGCAAGGATCGCAGCCATCCAATCAAAGTGACTGAGTACATGAGCGAATGCAATCGTAAGGTTGGCCCGTGGCAGTCACACCCAAAACGCATGCTACGACACAAAGCATTGATCCAGTGCGCGCGCCTGGCAATGGGTTATGTCGGTATCTACGACGAAGACGAAGCGGAGCGCATTGTTGAAAAAGATGTAACGCCACGCACATCTTCCGCACCAGCGCCAGTAGCCAACTACCCAGAAGCAGATTTTAACGCTAATTTTTACAAGTGGGCAGCTGTGATCCAGTCCGGTAAAAGAACCGCCATTGAAATAATCAATATGATCGAAAGCAAAGCGCCTCTTACTGAAGCGCAGCGCGATGAGATCCTTTCTGTAAACGCACCCATCGATGGAGATGCCGCATGAAGATCATGAATCTTGCACAGGGTACAGACGCATGGCACAAACACAGAAGCGAACACTTCAACGCGAGTGACGCCAGCGCAATGATGGGCGTCAGTAAATACAAAACACGCAATGAATTGCTTGTCGAATATGCAACAGGCGCTCGAAAAGATATTGATGCAAATACTCAAAGGCTGTTTGACAAAGGCCATGCGGCAGAAGCGGCAGCGCGCCCTATTGCTGAAGGAATCATTGGGGAAGAATTGTATCCAGTGACAGGATCGATTGAAGCCTACGGATTAAAGCTGTCCGCGAGCTTTGACGGCCTGACAATGGATGAGCTGACTGTGTGGGAACATAAGTCGCTTAATAAAGACCTGCGAATGATGCAAGAGAACGGACTTGATATGCACTACCACTGGCAGCTTGCACATCAGATGCTGGTATCTGGTGCAGAGAAGGTGCTTTTTATGGCATCCGATTCTGTCGATCATTTTGAAACGTGGATATACAGAAACGAAAATTTGATAAGCGAGCTTGTTGCAGGCTGGAAACAGTTTGCCGAAGACCTGGCGAATTATCAGCACGTCGAAGTAGTGGCAGAAGCAGTAGGTCGTGCGCCTGATGCGATTCCCGCTCTGCGCATAGAAGTGACCGGCATGGTCACGGCGTCCAACCTAGATGCGTTCAAGTCTGGTGCTGCGCTGATGTTTAGCAAGATCAACCGCGACCTGCAAACAGATCAGGACTTCGCGGACGCAGAAAAAACCGTCAAGTACTGCAAAGAGATCGAGGACAATATCGAGTCAGCTAAGAAGCATGCGCTCAGCCAGACCGCCAGCATCGAAGAACTTTATCGCGCACTGGATAGCGTAAGCGCAGAAGCTCGCGCAGTGCGTCTTGAGCTGGACAAACTGGTTAAAGCGCGCAAAGAAAACATCCGTGTTGAAATACAGCGGGAAGCTGAAACCGCACTCAAGGCCCACATTGACACGATCAATGCCAGGCTAAAGCTGGTTCAGCTGCCTGCAATCAAGGCGGATTTTGCTGGTGTAATGAAAGGCAAGAAGACCGTGCAAAGCCTGCGCGATGCCTGCGATACAGAGCTTGCACGGGCAAAGATCGAGGCAAGCCAGCTTTCAGAGCATATCGGCAGCAATCTGGATTTCTTTTGTCGAGTTGTGCAGAGCCATGAGCGCCATCTTTTCCACGATGTTGCAACTCTGGTGATGAAACCGCAGACGGACATGGTAGCAATCATCAAGATGCGCATCCGAGAAGAGTCTGATCGCATTGACGCAGCAGCACAGGCCAAGCTTGATGCAGAGAAAGCGGCAGAACTAAATGAACCAGCTGCTCGCAGAATCCAGGTAACTATTGACGGCAAACCAGCTACGCATGAACAGGTTGCAGCAGCTGTTGGCCTGCCTGCATCGGTTGACGATCGTAAACCAAGCCGCCCAAGCGACAAGCAGATCATCTTTGCGATTGCTGAGAAATTTAACACTGACTTTCACACGGCAAGCCAGTGGATCAAAGAAATTGATTTTTCAGGCCAAGAGCAGGCCGCATAAATTCGCTGCGACATTATGCGAACGCCGCGCCAGCACGGGCGGCAATTATTTAAGTGAGAGAGATATTAAAATGAGGTTTGGGTCAGTTTGCAGCGGAATAGAAGCGGCTAGTCAGGCATGGAATCCGCTTGGATGGAATGCTGAATTTCTTTCTGAAATTGAGCTGTTTCCTTGTGATGTTTTATCTCATCACTACCCGCATATTCCAAACTACGGCGACATGACAAAATTTAAAGAGTGGAATTTAAAACATGGATCAATCGACGTTCTTATGGGAGGAACTCCCTGCCAATCATTCAGTGTCGCAGGACTCAGAAAAGGACTGGATGACCCTCGTGGCAACCTCATGCTTACCTTTATTGCCATTGCTGCATCAACACGCGCCAGGTGGGTGGCATGGGAAAACGTCCCTGGCGTCCTGTCAATTAACCAAGGACGGGATTTTGGAGCCTTGCTCGGGGGGCTGGCGCAACTCGGGTATGGGTTCGCATACAGGGTTCTTGACGCTAAATACTTCGGAGTGGCACAGCGAAGGAGAAGAGTCTTTGTTGTCGGATTTCTTGGAGACTGGCGATGTGCCGCAGCGGTACTTTTTGAGCGAGAAAGCTTGTCAGGGAATCTTGCGCCGGGCGGAAAACCGAGGAAAAAAACTACCGGATGGCCTGCGAATTGCGCTCCAACGCTCAACGCATCTTTCGGCAGCAAGTTAGGACAAGACAACCAGCATGCACTCGGGGGGGGGGGCTTTTCGTACCTGCCAAAAACTGCGAAATGTTTGATTACAAAAACGAGACTCGACGCGGAAACGGAAAACCTAATACCAATCGGGGGTTACTTCGATGTTGTTCACGGTACACAAGACCCATGCACAAGCAAAACCACTGCGTTTGCACTTGGTAGGAATAACGGATCAGAAAATGTTATTTCTTATGGAATTCCAGGTAACTGGATTGGGCGCAAACCAGAGAATGGCGGAAACTCAACAGCGCCAATGGCAGATACGGCTCCATGCTTAACAAAAACAGATCGTCATGGCGTGCAATATGGCGGCGCGGTTAGACGACTAACACCAACAGAATTCGAGAGATTGCAGGGATTTCCTGATGGTTATACAGACATAAAGAAAAACGGAAAAGAAACGCCAGACGGCCCGAGATACAAAGCATTGGGAAATTCCATCGCAGTTCCTGTTTTGCGCTGGATAGGTGAAAGAATACAGGCAGTGGAAAATATCAGAGTTAGCGGCAATTATTGAGTGGTGTGTTCCAAAATGGAACTAGCCACTTGCCGTATAACCCAGAGCTAACCGGCGCGTAGCGTCCGAGTTCAGCGAGTTGTTAGGTTGCGCAGGAGAATAGAATGAAATGGGTTGAAGTGGAAAAAGAAACGCCTAGAGATGATGTTGATGTTTTTGTTTTGACAGATAAAGGAATGCACGCCGTTGCTAGGTATTGGAGTTTGACCGGACAATGGCTTACACGCGATAACGCTATTGCACAAAATGATACCGTTGTGAAATGGAAATACGAAGATGCAACCTAACCCTGCCATAAGCGGCTAGTCCGCTTGATGGCGTTGTTATACGTCTTACTAATTAAAGAGGAATTGATATGAAA